TTCACGTAGCCATACTTTATCTCTAACTCAATGTATTGAATGAGTTTGAGAGTTTCTTCCCAACCAGCATACGCCACACAGAATAATAAAACTAACAGTAGCCAGGTTACGGGAGATATTGCCATGATCAAAGGAGAGTCTCGTCAATAATAGCACGCTGGGACTCTAACGCTAAAAATAGAGGTATTTCCTTAATCTTGTACTCTGACTCAGAGTATGAATATACTCTACAACCAGGGTAGACTTTTTCTGCCTGCTTTTGTATGTCACCCCTTTGGGGTTTATTTAAGTATGGAAAGAATACTTGAAGACGATAAGGTTTACCTCGCCATACTACTTCGGCAAGATAATACTTTCCGTATTCGTTGATTCTATTTGCCATCAGTTCTTGTAAGCAACAGCTGTTGCCCAAACAGAAGCAGGAGCACCAGTAGCATCCAAAGCAGATCCTGCTGGCTTTTCAATGACGATAGAACCGCCTGGTGGAACATAAGCAATGAAACCAGTGGCGACAACAGTAACCTCAGCAGCTGCTGTGGAAGATCCATTAACGCACAAAACCAGAGGGTTAGCATTAATGGTGGCGTCTACACTAGCAGCAGACTGAATGTCCTCAGCAACTGACAGTGGTTTTACAAGCATGAGTCTAAAAATACCTTCTTTCTATTTATTGTTTTTAGAAGCATCCTTCAGCATTTTTTGAAGGTCTGCTGTAGATCCAACAAATAGAGCATTGGTAACATTGGTTGGACCCTTCTTCTTTTCTTCTTTAACATCCTTAGTTGCTTTCTGAAGAGCCATCAACTTATCTGTAACGTCACCTACGTTTTTGATGAGTTGACCTGCTACCTCATATGCTCTAGGGTGATCGGATGACATTGCTACGTCAAGAGCACCATTGATTGCTTCCTGACCTTTTTCAATCAATTGATACAGTTGTGCTCTACTATACTCATGATCATCCTGAACCTGATCCTTTTCCACAGGGGCAGGTGGTTTCTTTACTGGTTCGCTGACTGTAGATAGTTCACTTACAGTCTCAAACGCTTGATCTAGCCCATCAAACTTATCCATAGAAACTCGTCAATTCATTAAATCCAAAGTCATCCCCAGCATCGAGTAGAGCATCATCCGCAGAGTTGATCAAATCGATAGGAGCACCAGCCAAGTGTTCTGCTTTGTTGGTGCCATTCTGACCACGGAGAACAGTAATACTTGTAGCGTCTGGAAGTGTTTTGACTTTCATTACTTCATTTCCAATTTCAATGGATTCACCAATAGTAAATACACTGGAGTCTTGTACTTGAAGTGTAGTAATTGTTTTGCTGATATCTGCCATGAGAGCAGAGGTGCCATCCAGATCTCCATCTGCGATAGCTTTTGGTGTAACTTGGTACTGTACTCTGCGTGGTGCCAACTCTCTGTTGACGCCCATCTTGTAATCCACAGTGGCTTTCTTGATGGGTGCTCCTGTCTGAGAAGGACCAAACAGATACGTTTTCATCGAAAACGTAAAGTCAATCGTTGTAAGTTTTCTTTGAGTGAAGTCACCTTCGTATTCATCAGAGTATGATATGCCATTAAGAACGATAGGCACATCACGGAACTCATTGAGGTCTTCAATAAGTTTGATTGTAACGTTGTAAGAGGGTTGGAAGAACGGGAGGATTTGCTCCATGATCTCCAAAGCTTCATCGTTAGTCTTGGATAAAACAGATAGACTAAACTCGATGTTATATGGTACTGGGGTGTAAACTTTTCTAACCGCATTATTCCCATCCGCCTTAAGGTTCAGGGTAACTGGACTCAGTTTCCTAGTTCCATCATAACTGATACCAGTTACTTCAAATGATATTCTAGGTAGAGTGATAGCAACCTTTTTATTCAGATCAGGTTGCTGTTCAATTCTAGCCAGAAATTTCTGCTTTGGACCATACGCCAGGGGCACCTTCATTTTTTGATACGTTGATCCATCAGGGTTCTCTTTGCGAACCTCAATGTTATTGAACATCGTACCAAAAGCCACTACGCACTTTCGGATGATCTTATTATAAGTGTATCCAGTGTTTAACATCTTATGTTGCTATGCCGAATGGGTTAGACTCAGTGAAGTCTAAAATGTCGTCTGCTTCAAGTTCAAACTCAACATTATCATAATATTTATCATCTGTGGAATCGATTGGATCGAACGAGTTGATTGTAACCTGAGAACCAGTATCGCTTCCCATAAGAATTTCATTGATCAGGAAGTCGCCAGTAGGTGCTTTGAGTTTAAGCCAACCTTCCTTAGCATCCCAGTCAGCAAGGACTGCCTGGTTACCAGTGCTGCCACCAGTAACACTTTCCCCAATCTTAAAGTCTCCTGTACGACCAGGGGATACTGGTTGAATAGTAAAGGATGCTGTTGTATATCCAGAACCTGGCTTCTCCACTACAAGTTTGGACACTGATGTATATCCCTTACCCTGATTAGTGATCTCAGCACCTATGAGAGTTCCATTACTATCGAACGTTGGTTTTGCTACAGGAGAGAGTCCTCCAAATGGAGGATTGCTAAACGAGATACCAGTTCTAGCAACATCATATCCTTCACCGCCATCGACAATCTCCAATGCTATAAGTTTACCTTCTTTAGTCGTTGGTTTGAGAACCGCATTTCTTAGTGGCGTCGAACCAGACAAAGAAACGGTAATCATATCAGCACGAACTTCTGCTCCTGTGCCATCACCATTGACTGTGACAGTTGGTGTGAAGTTGTAGTTCTTGCCCTCTTCAGTAAGAACGGGTGAAGAGATTCCACCGTTGAGAAGTGTGGGTACACCGATGGCACTGACGCCAGCAGATGTGAGGAAGTAGTATTTGATTGTATATCCAGTATCGACGAGCTCTTCGTCCCCAATAAAGATCTCTCCCTGCTCGTCGCTGTACTCGAACAGTTCGCACTTAAGTTTATAAGTATAGTTCTTACCAAGTTGGTAGAAGGGCTCTTCATGTTCTACAAACTTGATCTCAAAATAATTTCCTGCTAGTGGGAACCAGATAAGATCACCCTCTTGTGGTCTCTCTCCAAGTTCTACATCAGTATCTAGAAGAAGGAACTGAGAGATGAGATCAGAAAATCTTTGCTGAGAGATAACCATTGTTATCTCATCAGTCTGTCTGATTCCAAATTTAGTCAACAAATCTCCACCACCTTGGAAGCCTTCGGCGTTCTCCAAGTAAGCCTCGATAAGATAAGAGTCATCAAACTCGGACGATACTTCTTCATTGAAGACGCCATCCTTTTGAGTAAGTTGTCTGGGGATGTAAAGTACATCCATCCCAAACATTTTGATATACTCTTCGACCAGTCCTTGCTGAAGGAACTGTTCGTTACGAGTTCCGTGAGTGAAGAAAACGTTTCTCATCCGATCATATCCAGGGGTGGCATTTCATAACGACTGAGCATTTCATCTTCTAGTTTGTTCACGTCATTGTTCCCATCATCAAACAACTCTCTCCCATTCAGAGTAATACCGCCAGGGAGTTGGGCACCTTGGAACTTGATCAGGTTCTGACCCCACTGTCTCTTAATAAGAGCAGTGACATATCTCTTGAGCCAGAGATCGTTAAAGATACCAGCATGATCTGCTGGGTCCAGAGCTCTGTAGCATTCAAATACTAGGTGATCACCTGCTGCTACATCCTCTTGGAAGTCAATGTCCATGAATAGACGTTGACCTCTCATGTCAAATCTAACTTGTTTCTGTCCTTCCAAAAGGAAGTAGATATCTTCCAATCTGCGATTGACCATTTCATAGGTCAAGATCTCAGTCTGGGTAAGATCCCACAGATCATTGAGTCTCCACTGATAGCGGACATCAAACATGTTTGTAGTGTTCTTCGACGTAAAGTCAAAGATCTTGATCACACTGGTAACATAATCAGGAACTGTAATATAGTTATTGGCTTCTAAGAAGTCAGTTGCCTTACCACCAACTTGAGCCACCGTTGTGGTGGTGTTAGTTTTCATGGCATCAATAGTTGCCTGATCAAATTGATACTTTAGATAGGTTTTGATATATCCATCGTACATTCTTTCGTTGTACATTTGGATAGCATCATCTACCAGATCATCGATCTGATCATCATCGACGTTAATCTCCAGAACTGGGGCACCCAGTTTTCTCAGAGCATAATCGATAAGTTGTTGTCTGGTTCCTGGTTTAGCCATTTTATACGGTGTCTACGTTGAAGCGAACGCGAACATAATATGTTGTCAGTGGCAGTACAACCACATCACCTGGCAGAGTATATGACAGGAGGTTGGTTGAGTTACCAAGAGACTGGTGAACAATGTCAGTGAACTGATCTGACTGGGAGAACTGCCAATCAGAAGTTACATGCTGATACCCACTCTTAATCGCTGGAGTAATAACATTGATAGTTGGGTTGAACGCTGGAGTAATAGTTTGAATCTCTGGTTGATCTACCTTTGGTGTAGTAAACTGAATGGGTATAGAATAAGGAGAAGTCAAACCTGCGTTATCTTTATATTTAACAGCAACTTGATATAGAGTATCAAAGTCCAGAGTTCCTACAGGAACTGTGAACGTTGTTAGGTTGTTGGGATCTCCTTGTGAGAGATCGGGAACCGTAATTGCTGAAGTGTCATAGATCACAACGTTATCAGTAACTCTCTTGATCTGCCAGAAACTAGCCGCATGGGTAGAACCAGCATACTGAGAATTGAAAGCAGAGGCAGTGAAGGTTGGTTGTCTATTGAATGTCAATCCTGTATCAGGATCAACATTAACATTCATGCTAGCGGGAGGATCAACAAACTCCGCTTCATTAACTGTCAGAGCAGCAGCATCAGAAGTTACTGTAATAGCGTTGGAGTTGCTAAGTACGCAACGATACTTTCTATTCAGTGTGGGGAATGGAAGTTCCTCTGTCTGATAACTTGT